GGTTGCGGTGCTTTTAAATGCGAGCCAGTCGCCGCGTTATACTTTGCCCTACCCTTAGCAGTAAGTCCAGCCCCTTTAGAAACCGGGAGTTTTTCGCCTCTTCCAATTGCAAGTGAGGGGGTTTTCTTCTTAGTAGCCACATCGTTCACCTATATTAAAAAGGAATATAACTTTTAACTAATTTACCAGCAATAATTACGCCAGCAGCCACTGTAGTTGCCGTACTGGTTACTAACTGCCACTGAATATCTGTTTTTTCTGCGTATAAAAATGGCGTAGTTGCTCTATTTGCTGTATAGATAGAAACAAATGGTTGTTGTAAAACAGCTAACTTAACGCCAGTTGTATTATTAATTGCCTGTACTGAGTAAGTAACAATATTAGAGGATGTATAACTGTTTGAAGTATTAACTTCTGCCAAGTCTAAATAGAATGAATACCCTGCTGGCACAGTATAGATAGACATTTGCGTCTTTCCTATACCAACATTAATCTGCGCAACAATATTTGAAGACTGCTTTAGAGTAATGGTGCCAACGTTAGTATTTTGACTTGTTCCAGGTGAGGTCATAATCATGTTATTAACACGATAATAACTATTTACTGTAGTGACGTTTGTTGTGCCATTTAAAGCTAAAGTTTCTGAAATAGGATTAAAACTAGAATCTAAACCACTAATTAAAACCTTTGCCAATGTATCATCAGATGTTGATGAGCTCACTAATGTTAGCGTTGATGCAGATGTAATATAGGTATATGCTGTTGCATTTTCCCATACAGGTATCTTTGTATTCCCTACTGCGGATTGATAGCCAAATAAACTTAATACGCTATGCCCAGAAATTTGCCCACGAGCCACTTGTAAATCAAATGGTTCATTCTTAGCCTTTACTGTAGCCGATGAAATAACTCCTAATGTTGCCATAATTAATCTCCTAAGATTTTTAAAAGGGAACCGAAGTTCCCCAGATTAATTACTCTAAGTTACCGTATGGGTAAGTTGTTAGCGTACCAATAGAGCCATCTAACTGTGTGTATCTTAATGTGAAATAGAACAATCCAGCAGTTACAGTAGTCATACTTGTACCGACCAAAGCGATTGTAAATACCAATTGAGACATTTTTGATGCATTAGGCCCTGTGCCTCCAGTTGGACTTACCAAAATATCAGCGGTTGTTGCTGCTTGGTTAGCTAATTGAGTTGCAGTAAATGTTGAGATAGATTGACGACCTACTGCTGGGCTTGTTAAAACTGCTGTGCCTGCATATGCTGCGGTACCTGCTGCTGCTGTATAGTTGTTAGATACTAAAATCTGTGTTGAAGTTAAAGTGCCGGCAGCGACTGCTGGAACTACACCGATGTCAATAAATACATCATTGATTGCTGAACCATATGGTAAATACATTACTGCGCCACGATAGATATTTGTTGCTGAGTCAGCTGGAATTGTCTGTACTACTGATGGATATACAGATGAAGATGGTGTATAAACAGTCGCATTTACGTTTGGAATGCCATTACCGTTTACAAATTTACCAGATGCTCCACCATAGTTCACTGCACCGTTAGTTGTTACTGATAAATCCATATCAGCTTCTTGAACTAAGTCGGTATAGCCTACGTTACGTAATGGACCGAAGCGTGAATCACCGGCTAGAATTGGACCTTCAAAGGTTGCGCGTGNCATATTAATTTCCTTATGCAAAAGAACTTATACCAATCGTTGCATCGTCTGCTGGGGCAGTGGCGGTATAAGCAATCACCCAGTTACACATAGTATACAACATTATTAATAAATGTTATATATAAAAAATAAAAACCCCGCCTTGTGAGCAGGGTTTTTTGGGTTAGCTTATTCGATTAGAATGAACCTGAAGAACCCCAGACGCCTAGTGGATCTGATACACCAAAGGAATATCTCTCACGAGATTTGTAACGAACGTTACCTGTATCGAAATCACCGTCCATAGAATTCTGGAGTGGTGTACGTACAAAGTGCTTGAGTCCGTTAGGAACATCAGTTAACAAGAACCATGCATTAACGTCAGTCAAGAAGTGGTTAACTGTGTAACCTTCTGGGATCGTGCCGTTGTTGTTGATCGCACTGATATCATTGTTGTTTGTACCAACACGTAACTTAGTATCAAGCAAACGAGTAGCAACGAACATCAATGCTGGTGGCACAACTAACTTGCGTGGCTTAGCAGCAATTAACAACTGACGCTCATCTGTCCATGCGGCAATCTGAATAACAGCGGCTTCCAAAGAAGTTTCATTCAAATCTACGCCTGTAGACGGAGTGTTAGAGTTAGTACCGCCACCAACTAGTGGGTGAGCTGTTGAAAATAAAGGCTGACCATCACCATATAAATAACTTGAGCTGAAACCGTTATTTAATACAGATGCGCCTTTAACTTGCTTGGTATAAGCCATACCACGAGCTAATGCTTTAGTATAACGAGCAGATAATGAATCATACAAGTTATCTTCAATTGCTTCTTCAGTAATTGCAAAACCTAAAGCGATAGTTTCGTGTGAGTAACGAGTTGTCCAAGCCTCTTGCGCTGTATCATAAGCAATAGCAGCACCTTCAGATTTAACTGGAGCAGCAGAGAATCCAGACAATTTTGTTTCTTCTTCAAAAGAACGCTCAGAACTTTCAACTTCATAAAGCTCTTTGTGCTCTTCACCATAACGTGCATACTCAAGACCAAACAAGGCATTGAGACCGGGTAATAGCTCTTTTAGGAGCTGTGAACGTGAAATAGCCATTTTTTAGCTCCTTAGTTTGTTGTGCCAGATGCTTGATAATACATGTGTACGCCAAAATTTAATTTAACGATACAGTCTGTATAAGCATCACCAGGGTTAGACGGGAAATTACCGCCAAATGTTGAGTTGTTATTTACAAGATCAACGATACGGCAAGCTAAAGCGCCGGTATTAGCTGCACTAGAAGCAAGAGCAACGACTGAGTTACCAGTAGTTGTATTACCTGTTGCAGAACTTGTACCGCCAGTAAAGTTTGCTAATGCAATTGTTTTCCCAATAGCAGTTGCTGGGATGGAACCCAAAGACTGAACTTGGAACAATGCATCTGGATCATCCATTACACGAATAAAAATATTTGTGTAGCCAGAAGTAACAGCGTTAGCTGGTAAATACTGAGCATATAAAGGATAGCCAAGTTGTTGACCTGCTAATTGATAACGTACACCTACGCAAACACCGACTAAACCAACAGAAGATGTTGTAGGGGTTGATGTTACCACTGTTGGCTGACCAGCAGAAGCTGCGCCAATTTGAACCAAGTCACCGTTAAAGATGGCCGCTGTGTTATTAACAGTTAGTGGAATCTCACGAATCACACCGCCGTTAAAAACTTGACCACCGATAAGGTTAATTGGCTTTAATCCATAAGGACCTGATACTGTTGCCATTTTAAACCTCCAAAATTAATTTATTTACCACCAAAAGTAACCCTTGTTTCTCTATCTTTAAACATAGGCATACGCGGGTCGTTCTCTTTCATATAGGTACTATCTACAGATTCCATTTGTGAATCTGCTACTCTTTCGTAATACTTTGCTCTTTGTTCCATCATTTCTTTTGGAGCTTTGCATAAAACTAAGCCACCAATTTCAATCGACCCCTTAAACTGACCATCCAAGGACGCGTGGGACATTAGCTCTGGGTAGTCTTCTGCCTTTACAGGTTCATAACCTTCCCTACGGCTTTTAGAGATATTCATCGGATCAGNTGCTCCCATTANGGAAGTTCTGCACCATCTATGGACCCAACCTTCNCTCGGNGCTGGACTTGGCAGTGTTTCAGGTGGCGCCCACATATTTACAGGGCGGGTATCTTTTTCACGAGTCTCAGTATCACGATTTAATTTAATTGTTCCAGTAGTCATTATCTATCTCCATTTTGTTCAGCAACCTTGCGGGCGTAAAGTTCAAGTGGTACACCTAGTCTTTTAGCAATTTGTACTTGCGTAGTAGTTAGTTGTATCTTTTTTGGTGCGGCGGAACGTGTAGCAGGTGCTACAACATTTGCGGCTGGTTTGGCTCTCGGTTTTTCACGAGGTTCAGATGGTTCGCTCCCGAAATAATCGGGGAATCTTTTCTGTATTGTAGCACTAATTTTTTCATAATACTCATCCGTGCCAATATATTTTTCGCCAAACTCTCTGGCAAGTCGATTATGAACCGTTAAAGCTAGGCTAGTCATTTCCTCTTCTTCTGGCTTTTCACCACCATACCAAGGGTTATTTTCTACCCAACCTTCTAGTTTTGAATCTTGTACTTTGGCTTTTGGAATCTCATATTTTTTTTCTTGGATTTCAATTGGGCGCAAATTAGCAACTTGATTTAACCTATATGTTGCCTCGTTCATTCTCTGTTGGGCATCTACCAAAGCATCGCTATCTCCAGACTCATAAGCATCTTTGTATGCTTTTTTAGCAGCTGCAACTTCTATTTCAGCGCTAGATTTGCCTTGATCAATAAACATCTTGCTTCCCTCATGCAACTGAGACTGCAAACGTTTGTTTTCTTCTACGGCAAGCTGGGCAACTCGCAAAGCTTCTTCACGCATACGAATAGCTTCTTCTTTTGCGCGTCTTTCGTCATGGTATCCACGGCCTAATTTCTTAATCCGTTTTTGTACCTTTTCATCATAGGCTTCCAACTCGTCATCGGTAACTTCTTCTACCGGTTCCTTCATTGGCTTACGACCCTTATCCTCTATGGGTGTATCGTCTACAATTTCAATGTCAAATGCCGGTAAATCTGCCGGTTCGTTTACTACATCATTTGTCTCATCTGGAAATGTGTATGTACCATACTCCTCTTTTACGGGGACTGGTTTCCCATTTTCAAACGTAACTGTTCCAAATTCTTCTGTTGCCATTTAATTCTCCTTAAGCTCGTGAAATTCCACGGGGATCTTCTACTGTTGCCTCAACAGAGTCATCATTTATCACCCTAAATTCTTGTCCATGAATCTTTACTCTGGAACCCGAATTAGGTCTAATTAAAACAAAATCACCTACTTTGCAAAGCGGTCCACTCGGGAACCTGTCTTTATCTACATATGCGTCCGGGCCTATTGCCATAACAAATAAAACCGGAGTTAGTACTTCTTCATAATGCATTGTGGTATCTGCTTTTAAAATACCGCTTTCAAACTCTTTTTCTGCTTCTGGTACCATGCACAAGATGTGGTATCCTGCTGGCTTAGGAAGTTGTGTTGCTTTCTTTTCTGGCTCTTTAGGTAGTGTAGATACATTACCCATTGCGTCACTAATTAATAACTCACTCATCATCGTCCTTTAGTTTTTGCTCGCGGTCTTTAATCAAATCAATAGCAAGGGCAAGACCCCGGATAACCCCTGCTACTTGTTTATATTCCTCAAAAGAGGTGCAATTGCCTACGGCAATGAATGCTGATTTTACTTCTATTTGCTTCTGTAATTCAATACAGAGATACTCATATTCGGTCATTTAGTTTCCTTTTTAGGCTGAGCGGATGCTTGTTTTGCAATTAAATCCTCTTGATGCCCAGCTTGTTGTGCCGCAATTTCACGTTTAGACATATGATCTAATGCTTTGTTAGCAATGTTGTAGGTATTTTGTTGTTCTTTTCCGACCATATCCGCCATAATTTTGCCTGCCGCTTGCACTTGTTGGGATTTTAATTTCTGTTTATCCATTGTCCCCTTGGCTAACATCTGCCCTGCCGCAATTCTTTGCTGAGACTCAATTCGTTTTGCTTCTATATCCAATTGCTTCATCTTTAATTGCGCATCTGCTTGGTCTTTTTGAACCTTACGTTTCTGATCTTGCGCTTTAATCTGGAGCTCTTGTTGTTGCATTTGAATAATTGGATCCTGNGCTTGTTGTTGAGCTTGTTGCTGAGCTGCCTGTTGTTTATTCTGCTGGAGTAACTGATTAGCAGCTTGAGCTAACTTCTGGGACAACGCATACTCAACCTCTGGAGTCATATTGACATCTTCTTCCTCATTCATATCGTTCATCTTCTGAGGAGGTAATGCCATACCCATTTGTTTTTCAATCTCCTGGCGATACAAGAATCCAGCGTGCTCATTAATGTGCGCCATCATAATTGCTTGCAACTGTGGAGCCTGTGGATTACTTTGTAGTAAAGCCATAATCTTAGGGTCTTGCATAGCCGCTTGGTGCACTGCAATATGAGACTCGTGGTCTTGGTATTGAAATGCCTTGACTGGCTTCATAATGAGAATGTTTTGGTTTTCCGTGACTGGGTCCGCCGGTTTCTGGTCATCCGCCATTGGGATAAGTTTCGCTGCGTTCTTAATACCAAGAGTCTCGACCATTTGACGATGGAGGAACGGTAAATTATAGAGTTGTGGAGCTTGTTGCGCCAATTGCATAACTGCTTGCCACTGTACAATCTTTTGCGCCATCGTAGACGCATTTGGATCGCTGACAGGTATGACTTCGACATCGTCATAATCCGCTTTTTTCGCTGACGCTTTGCCTTCTTCTGGTTCATAATCATAACTTTCTGGAGTGTAATCGGCAATAATATGCTTGAGTAACTTAAACTCTTGCTTCATTGCATAATGTAGACGCGCTTGAATGGCGCTCATTACTTTTAAGGTTCTTTCTAAAATAGCCAAGGTGGTTCCGACAGGAGCATTACCGCCCATATCTGATACCTGTAAGTCACCAGCAGAAACAAAATTTCTACCTTCAGTTACTATTTGGTTAAACAATTGAGATAAAGTTTGGCTTGGCTCCTTGTATGGCAAGAGCATTACGTTATCTTTAATCGTGCCACTCGGAACATCTACATCTCGGAATTCGCCCGGCGATATTGGGGTATCGTCACCTTTAACCCTGAGACCCTTGGACTTAAGACCACCGGGAAGATTGGATAACGTGCCAGCATCAATAAGCTGACGTAACATAGTAGTAGCACTACGGGCATACCCGCCAATAAGATGAATAAGACCATAACCATAAAATCCAAACCCCGGTACGTATTGATAGTGAACAAAGTGAATCCGCTTAGACTTTAATGTATCATCCTCTAACCAATTTCTACGAATAGCCAGCACCTTTCCAGTGCTTTTTTCAATGGTAATGATATAAGGTAGTGCAATCCCCGTCTCTTCGCCATCCATCTTATCTTCATATCCTGGCAAATCATAATCAACGTGCATCTCTAAAACACGATATCTGTCATCATTGATTGCTGAAAACCCTTGCTCTTCGGCCTTGTTCTTTTCAATATCATCAAGAACTGCCATTGGCTCGCCAAGCGCTACATCTCTATAAAATCCAGAGGCAACTAATTTCTTAATATCATTTTTAGTCTTACGCATAATATGCGTCATGCGTTCTGCCGTATCAAGATTAGAAGCTCCATAAGGAACAACAAAATCTTCGGCTGGAATGAACATTGAAACTTGTCTGCCTAGACTTGGATCGTAGTAAACTTTCTTAAAGGCAGAACCCGCTAAAGGAAGATTCCATAATAACTTTTCATGCTCTGGGCGATACTCCGTCATCTCGTCCATGAGTTTATAATTCATATCCTCAGAAACGCGGATTGATGCTTCTTTTTTCTTTACTGTTTCTTTGCCAATAATTTGCGTCTTTACTGGGCCACTTGCCGGAAATGTTTCCATAATGGCTTCGGACTGAAAACGCACAACTGCTTCCGATAACATNGGGTGAAATACGCCGCATGCTCCTGCCCAAGGCTCGGTTGTCTCTTCATACTTTAATCCAAGTAACTTCAATCCTTGAATATAAGTATCTGCCCAATCTTTTCTTGAATTATTGTCTGAATCAAACAAAGCAACCAAATCAGAACTGATTGTCATCAACTCTTGCTCACTCATATCTTCGGCAAGGTTCTTACTAAATTCAGAATCGCCCTCTGGCTCAATATCAATTTCCATATCACCGGCTGATATACTT